TCGGCACTAAGACATACCAGGAGTTCCTGCCGCTGTTCTCGCAGGTACCATATCGCTTTGTGGCTACCGCTACACCGTCACCGAACAGATACAAGGAGCTGATACATTATGCTGGCTATCTGGGCGTGATGGACACGGGGCAGGCATTGACGAGATTCTTTCAGAGGGATAGCACGAAGGCGAACAACCTGACGCTGTACCCAGGCAAAGAAGCTGAGTTCTGGCTGTGGGTATCGACGTGGGCTGTGTTCCTGACGAAGCCGAGCGACTTGGGCTATACTGATGACGGATATGACTTGCCGGAGCTGCATGTGCACGAAGAAGTGGTTGCTGCTGATAATGACACGGCAGGATATTATGATGACGGCGAAAAGAAGATGTTCCGTGAAGCTGCTTTGGGATTGAAGGAGGCATCGAAGGAAAAGCGTGACAGCATTGGTGCCCGTGTGCAGAGGGTCGTGGAGATTATCAACCGCCCTGAGAACAAAGACGACCATTTCCTGTTGTGGCATGACCTCGAAGCTGAGCGTTACGCGCTGTGCAAGGCCATACCCGGTTGTAAGGCTGTCTATGGCTCGCAGGATGATGACGAAGCAGACCAGATAATAGCGGAATTCAAGGACGGAAAGCTAAAGTACCTTGCGGCGAAGCCTGAAATGCTGGGCGAGGGTCTGAATTTCCAGTACCACTGCCACAAGGCTATCATGTTCATCGACTACAGGTTCAATGATAAGTACCAAGCGATAGCACGTATACACCGCTTCATGCAGAAGCACCCCGTGGAGCTGTATCTGGTATATGCTGAGAGTGAGCAGGAGATATACAAAACGTTCCTTCAGAAGTGGAAGCAGCATAAGGATATGGTCGAGAAGATGGTAGCTATTGTGCGCGAGAATGGTCTGTTTGGTCTGGATGTTGAGAGCAAGCTCATGCGCTATATGTTCTCGAAGAGAGAGGAACAGAAGGGCAAGCTATGGACGGCGATCAACAACGACAATGTCCTGGAATGTCAGAAGATGCCTGACAACTCCGTTGACCTCATCGTGACCTCGGTACCATTCTCCAACCACTACGAATATACTGCGAGCTACAATGATTTCGGATTCAATGCGGACAATGATGAGTTCTTTAAGCAGATGGACTATCTGACACCGGAGCTGCTGAGAATACTGAATCCGGGCAGGGTGCTGGCCGTCCACGTCAAAGACAGGATCCTGTTCGGGAATGCTACGGGATTGGGTATGCCAAGCCTCGACCCGTTCCATGCGATGTGTATCTTCCACTATATGAAACACGGCTTTGTCCTGTTTGGCATGATAACAGTCGATACGGATGTGGTGAGAGAGAACAACCAGACGTACAGGCTGGGCTACACGGAAATGAAGAAAGACGGCTCGAAGATGGGCGTTGGGTGTCCTGAATATATCCTGCTGTTCAGAAAGCTGCCTACGGACACGTCGAGGGCTTACGCTGACGTTCCTGTGGTGAAGGACGGCAAGGAGTATAGTCTGGCACGGTGGCAGATAGATGCTCACGCTGATTGGAAGTCGAGCGGTGACAGGCTGCTGACGTATGAGGACTGCAAGAATATGGGAATAGATGGCGTGAGGGCGTATTTCCGCAAGTATGGCGAAGAGCACATCTACAACTACAGGCAGCATGTGATGTTCGCTGAAGAGCTGGAAGAATACGGTAGGCTGCCGAGAACGTTCATGGCCATCGACCCCGTGAGCCACAAAGATTATATCTGGGATGATGTCACACGCATGAGGACGTTGAACAGCAGACAGTCGCAGAAGAACAAGCAGAATCATATCTGCCCGCTACAGCTGGATATTGTAGAGAGGCTGATAGAGAGATATTCGAATAAGGGTGACGTGGTATTCGACCCGTTCGGAGGCATCCAGACGGTGCCATATTGCGCTGTGAAGATGGGGCGCAAGGGTCTGAGCACGGAACTGAACTACGACTATTGGAGGGACGGACTGACGTATCTGAGGGAAGCGGAGAGTGAGAGGACATCGCCGACGCTGTTCGATATGCTGGATGCCGTTTAAGGGAATGAGCCTGCAAAGGCTTCTTTGTTGCTTTCTGCTGGGGACGGTGCCTGAAAAGGGTGCCGCCCCTTATTTTTTTTGTAATATTTCATAAAAAATGTTTGTATTATAAAGATTTTCAGTATTTTTGCAAACGAATATTCTTTATAGCTATAAACAATTTATTTTGGGTAATTATGGAAAAAGTGTCTACTATGAAGGTCAAAGACCTGATACAGGACGACAAGAATTTCAACAAGGGTACGGTGAGAGGCCAGAAGCTCATCGAGATGAGCCTTGCGAAATTCGGTGCCGGGCGTTCTGTGCTGTTGGATAAGAACAACAAGCTGATTGCCGGCAACAAGACTCAGGAGAATGCTTTGAAACTCGGTCTCGAGGATGTTATTGTCGTGGAGACTGACGGCACGAAGATGGTGGCGGTGAAGAGGACCGATGTGGACTTGGACACGAAGGAGGGTCGCGAGATGGCTCTGGCGGACAACAGGACATCACAAGAGAACATCGACCTCGACTACGTGAAGATGCGCGAAGCTCTGGATAATGAGCAGCTGGAGGCGTGGAACGTCAAGGAGCCGCTAAAGACACAAACGGAGATGCTGTCGAAGCTAAAGTACAACAGCTGTTATTATGAGCCGAAGGAGAAGCCGAAGCTAAAGCTGAGGGATTGCGTCAATCTGGATAAGTACGAAAAGAAGATGGCGGCGATCAAGAAGATGAAGCTCAGCGATGAGGAAAAAGAGGTTCTGAGGCTGTTCGCCTACAGGTTCATCAAGATAGACTTTCAGAGTGTGGCGGACTACTACGCCTTCAATGCCTCGGAGGAAATGCAGGAGGCCATCGAGAGGCTGAGGTTGGTACTTGTGGACAACGGGGAGAAAGGGTACATCGAGGATGACATGCTAAAGATTGTCAATGCCGAGATAAACGAAGAGCTTGGAGGGCAAGAGTGATGATAGACGTGTTCATACCAAGCTACCACCGTGCGGATAACTTGAAGACGGTGCGCTATCTGGAGAAGATAGGCTATGACATGCAGAAGGTGTATGTCTTCATTGACGATGAAGCTGATGACAGGGAAGCGTACAAGGAGGTTACGGCTCGCTACGGCTGTCATCTGGTTGTGTTTGACATGACGGAGGCACGGAAGAGATACGACTACGTACACCGTGCGAGCGTTAGCAGGCGGTCAGCAGGACAGGCAAGGAATATGTTCCAGGACTTCGCCAAGAAGGTGGGCATACGGTTCTATCTGGTGATGGACGATGACACGAATGATTTCCAGTTCAGGGTGAAGGGTATATGGTGCAAGAATGCTGAGGGGCAGACGGTGATACGCGGCTTTGAGAGAGTGCAGGAGTTCATGGAGAGGCACCATATAGGTTTGTTCGGAAGGTCGCAGACGGGTGACTATTACGGCGGCAACATCGTCCTGAACATCTGGCTGCGTAAGGTGATGAACACGACGTTCTACGACACGCGGTTCGTCTACCGTGGCGAGCGAGGTGTTCAGGACGATGATACGTCGATGTTCACGGGGATGCTGAATGATGGGCTTTTCACAGGGACGATAGCTGACGGCATCGTGCTACAGCAGACGCAGAGCGCAACGGCAAAGGGTGGTCTGACTGACCTGTACAACGAATGCAAGCTGTACAACAAGGCTATGGTTACGCCGCTGCAGTTCCCTTCTGCCATTCATGCTGAGAGACAGGCACTGAACGGGAACAGGCTGCACCACCGCATCGAATACAGGTATCTGGCTCCAAAGCTGATGAAGGGCAAGAGGTCGAACATAGAATGGGATACGTACCCCGAGGACTGGCCATTCACGAACGAGCCGAAGAGGCTATGGAACATGAAGGGAAAGGGCAAAGGGAAGAGAGCGAAAGGTAACGAAAGTAACGATTAAAAGATATGGCATACACGAGAAAGGAGAAAAAGGAAATACTCGAAAAGGCAAAGGCTGACATCAAGGCTGATGACAATATCCTGTTCTTGGATGATGTCATTGCAGGTCTGCCTATCTCGAAGAAGACATTCTATGAGTGGTGGCCGAAAGGCTCTGACGAATACAACGAGATGTGGCGGATGATTAATGACAACAGGGTGACGGTGAAGAAATACATCCGTTTGAAGCTGAGATTGAGCGGCAAGGCTTCTGAGCTGCTGGCACTCTATAGGATGATATGCACGGAAGATGAGCGCAGGGCTATCAACATGAACTATATGGAGCTGTCGGGCAAGCCTGATAGTGAGATTAAGATAGGATTTGTCGAGACTGATGCGAAGCCAGCGAGCAGTGAAGATGACGTGAAGCAATGATGCCGTTCAAGACCATAGGGCCGCTGTTCCGTGCGAACATTGAAGGTAGTGAGCGTACGAGGGTAAACCAGGGAGGCACAAGCTCTGGTAAGACGTACACGATAATGCAGGTACTATATTACCTTGCGATGACTGAGCCGGGGAGCGTGATAACGGTAGTAGGTCAGGACTTTCCAAATCTGCGTGTAGGTGCTCTGCGTGATGCTAAGACGATAAGGAGCGGTTCAGAATGGATGAGCTCGTTTTTCACGGTGAATGAGAGTGCGCATTTCATATCCGGGCAGAATGGCAGTACGATAGAGTTCACGTCGTTCCAGACGGAGCAGGACGCTAAATCTGGTAAACGTGACTACCTGTTCATCAATGAGTGCAACGGTATACCATACGCGATATATTGGCAGCTGCAGCTACGTACGCGTAAGATGGTGTTTCTGGACTATAACCCATCGGAGAGGTTCTGGGTGCATGATGAGGTGATAGGACGTAAGGGTGTGAAGCTGATAATCTCAGATCACAGGGGCAACCCATTCTTGACTGATGAAGAGCATGAGCGTATCGAGGGCATCAGCGACCCTGAGCTGTGGAAGGTCTATGCGAGAGGTCTGACGGGAAAGATAGAGGGTCTGGTACTGACGAATTGGGATATTGTGGACAAGATGCCTGACGTGCTCGATAGGAAGATGACATGTTTCGGTCTGGATTTTGGTTTCACGAACGACCCGTCAGCTCTGGAAGAGGTGTGTCTGGCTCATGGTGATTTGTGGGTCGATGAGCATTTCTACGAGACGGGCATGACGAATCCTGACATTGCTGAGCGGGCAAAAGCCCAGGGAGTGACACGAAAGGATTGCATCGTGGCTGATTGTGCCGAGCCGAAATCGATTAAAGAGATAAGTAATACGGGGCTGTGGGTGGTCGCAAGCCCGAAAGGTGCTGATTCTATTATCGTGGGGCTGGACATCTTGAAGCGGTACAAGATACACTTTACGAGAAGGTCTAAGGGTATCATCGCGAATGCCAAAGCCTATAAGTGGAAAAAGGACAGGGACGGCAAGAGGACGAACGCACCCGAGGACAAGAATAATCACGGAATAGATGCCCTGCGCTATGTGGCGCTGTCGAGGCTGAACACACGAAGGACAGGCACGGCAAGGGCTCACTACAATAAACTTGATGAGTGATGGAAAAGGATGTGAGTTTCAAAGAGTGGCTTGCTGTGGCTCTGATGAGCGAGCAGACGGCAATGCTGGGAATGGAGACGATGACCAGACCGGAAGAGGTGGGCGGTGTCTCTACGCCTGAGAACTTGGAGAGCATGACCATCGGGCAGATGCTTGATTTGTCCAGGCTGACTGATGGCAGGCAGATGTTCTACAAGGTGTGCGAGATACTGCTGGGGCTGGATGTGAAGCAGACGGCGAATGCGCGGGCCGTGGACGTTGTCCGCTTCGTTGGCTGGGTACTTGGAAGGGTGAAGGAAATAAACGAGCTGTTCGAGAAGACAAAGGGCAATCCGTCGCCCGAAGAGGTACGGGCAGGAGTTCTACGCCTTCACTTTGGTGTGTTCGGCATGATTGATTGGTATGCCCAGCGGATGGGTATCACTGACCATGAGGCTGTGATGAGTGTGCCATGGATAAGGATATACAGATGCTTGGACATGGATAATAAGACGAATGAATATCAAAAACGATTAGCAAAGATTAGAGAAGATGAGTATCGAAGAAAAAATACGCTCCGTAGCGGAAAGTGAGTTCCAGGAGTTCGGTTTCGTGTTGGACGATGCTGCTGGTGTGGACGTGGCTGTCGATAAGGTCGAGCTGCCAGCCATTGTGTGCTATCTGGTCGAGGATGGCACGCTGACGTTCAAGAACGGGAAGGTGAAGGATGGAGAGCAGGTCGCTTTGGCTTTCATTGACAAAGTCGAGAGGGATGCTGACGGGATGGATAATGTGCAGGTGTTCCTGAGCATGAAGCAGGTCGCTGAGCAGTTCATCACGGTGCTTAATGGTTGCGGGTTCTTTGAGCCTGTTGAGACGGTGACATACGAATCGCTGTACGAGATGCTGAGTGCGAACGTGTCTGGGCTGGTATGTTATCTGACGTTGAAGGAAGCACAAGGACGCTGTGTATTATGAGAGGACTGACACCGAGGGAGATTCTGGCTGACGAGCTCGAGCAGCTACGCCAGGCTATTATTGCCAACCATCTGAAAGCTGGGCAGAAGGCGAGCGGTAGGACGATGGCAAGCCTGCGTGTGGAGGTTACGGAAGAGCAGGGCGTGCTGTGGGGCCGTAGCCCTTTCGGGACGTTGGAGACAGGACGTAAGGGTGGCAAGGTTCCCATGGGGTTTACTGCTGTCATCCGTCAGTGGATGAAGGATAAGGGCATAAAAGGTGAGCCGATACCATATAAGACGAACAGACCACATAAGTACACGCCTCAGGAGAGAGGTGACATGCAGCTGAGTTTCTTCATAGCAAGGAAGATTAAGAGGCAAGGCACGAGCCTGTTCAGGAAGGGCGGTCGTAGTGACATATACTCTAACGAGATTCCGGCAGCTACGGAAAGGATAGGCTCTAAGCTGCTGGAGCTGATGAAGGCAAAGGTAGAATCGATAAAGATAAACAAAAAGACTGATATACGATGAGAACTATTTCGCGCGGTGGTGTAACACTGCAATATCCAGATGAGGTTGGTTTCGCTTTCAATCCGTGCCTGATTGTGGCAAAGGGTGACGGTGTGGAGACGATGACGGTGGAAATGACGGGAGAGGGAGGCACGACGCTGACTGATTCGCGTGACGCTTTCGATGGTGGCTGCTATGCTGAGGTGAGAGAATATGTGCAAGGGTTCTTTGACACGGACGCTTTCAGTGTGCTGTCCTATGATGAGAAGGAGAGGACGAAGACAGGCCAGCGTGTGCTGTTCCGTGTTGTGGCTGGTGGTCAGACGTTTGATTTCTCCGTGTTCTATATCTGGGGAGCTATGAAGGCGGGAGGCCGTGAGGTGTATAATGGTCCGAGAGTGCTGACGGCATTCGTGGGCTATCCGTTCACGTACGGCGTTTTCATCAGTGGTGCTGTTGAGGTACAGGCAACGAACATGAACGGCGGAAATTCGGCAGTTCAGATTCCATCTACTGGTGTCTGGAATGTTCCTTTGGTGCCGTCGAGTGAGAGCGACTACTATGTCATCACGTCTGATGGTGAAGGAATACAGCAGGCGACGTTCGATGACACCTTTGACCTGACGTTCCGCTTCGAGCCGTTCGATGAAGGGAGCTATCTGAGGGTGAAGGTCGGTGAAGATGTCGAGGATGGCATGTACCTGAGATGGATTGACAGGCACGGCTTCTATTGCTACTATCTGTTCAAGAAGGGCAACGAGAGGTTGAAGGTCAAGAATGACGGTGAGTTCGTGAGGAACAACATTATCACGGCTGATATGGAATACGGCTACAATGGTGGTCTGGGCATGCAGATGAGGCTGAGCCGCGAAGAGGTGGT